GAGTGGTATACGTCAGGTCCACGCCAACGTTTACAACCTGGAGGCTCTATTGTAGTCGTTATGACCCGTTGGTCTAAAAGAGACTTAACAGGTAAGATCTTACAAGCCATGACAGACCGTGATGGAGATGAATGGGAAATCATTGAACTCCCAGCTATCCTCCCTTCTGAGAAACCTTTATGGCCAGAGTTCTGGTCTTACGATGAATTAAGTAAACTTCGTATTGAGTTGCCATTAAGTAAATGGTCAGCACAGTATCAACAGAATCCAACCTCTGAAGAAGGTGCTTTAGTTAAGCGTGAATGGTGGATGGAATGGGAAAAAGAAATCCCCCCTTACTGTCAATTCATTATACAATCATGGGATACTGCATTTACTAAAAATGAACGTTCTGATTATTCTGCATGTACGACTTGGGGAGTGTTTTTTAAAGATGAAAACGAAAATGATCCGCATATTATTCTACTTGATGCTCTTAAAGAGCGGATGGAATTCCCAGAACTTAAACAAAGAGCTATGGAAATGTATCAGGAATGGCAACCCGATGCATTTATTGTTGAAGCGAAAGCCTCTGGAGCCCCGTTAATATTTGAATTAAGACGTATGGGAATACCCGTACAAGAGTTTACACCGACCCGTGGAAACGATAAAATAAGCAGATTAAACTCAGTAACAGATTTATTCGCATCTGGCAAGGTGTGGGCACCAAGAAAGCGTTGGGCCGAAGAAGTCATAGAAGAGATGGCAGCATTTCCAAATTCAGACCACGATGACTTAGTGGACTCTTCAACCCAAGCTCTTATTAGGTTTAGAAAGGGAGGCTTTGTAACCTTACCTTCAGATGAACCCGATGAACCAAGAGAATTTAGACGCAAGACAGCATATTACTAAGGAAAAATTATGGCAATTGACAAAGCACTATACGAACTACCACAAGGTCTAGCAGGCATTGATCAAACTAAACCAGATCTAGAAATTGAAATTGAAGATCCAGAGTCTGTTCATATTAAAACTGATGGATTAGAAATTGATCTTGAAGAAGCGCAAGACAATGAAGAGTTTAGTAAAAACTTAGCTGAAGAATTAAGTGAAGGTGAATTAGCTTTATTAAGTGGTGATTTAGTAGGTGACTTTGAATCAGATGTGGATTCAAGAAAAGACTGGATTCAAACTTATGTAGATGGTTTGGAACTTCTAGGTTTAAAGATTGAAGAAAGATCTGAACCATGGGATGGCGCATGCGGTGTCTATCATCCTATTCTAGCTGAAGCAGTTACTAAATTCCAATCAGAAACAATCATGGAAACTTTTCCAGCATCTGGCCCCGTAAAAGGCGAGATCATTGGTAAAGAAACAACAGATAAAAAGAATGCTATGGAACGTGTCGTTGCAGACATGAACTATGAACTTACTGAAGTGATGCAAGAGTACAGATCAGAACATGAACGTATGTTATGGGGTACCGCATTATCAGGTAATGGATTTAAAAAGGTTTATATAGATCCAGGTCTTGATCGTCAAGTATCTATGTATGTGCCTTCAGAAGATTTAGTCATGCCTTATGGCGCATCTAATATTGAAACTGCAGAGCGTGTGACTCATGTGATGCGTAAAACAGAAAACGAACTTAAACGTTTACAAATGGCTGGCTTCTATCTTGATATAGAACTTGGTGCACCAGAAAATACATTAGATGAAGTTGAAAAGAAGATTGCAGAAAAATTAGGCTTTAGAGCTTCTACTGACAATCGTTATAAATTATTAGAAATGCACGTTGACTTGGATCTTCCAGGTTACGAACATGAAGATGACAAAGGTAAGCCAACAGGTTTAGCATTGCCTTATGTTGTAACTATTGAAAAAGGTACAGGTAAAGTCTTAGGAATTAGACGTAACTGGGAACCTGATGATAAGACATTCCAAAAACGTCAGCATTTTGTACACTATCCATACATACCAGGTTTTGGTATTTATGCTTTTGGTTTAATCCACTTAATCGGAGGTTTTGCCAAATCTGGAACATCCATACTACGTCAATTAGTAGACGCTGGATCACTAGCGAACCTTCCAGGTGGATTTAAAACAAGAGGCCTTAGAGTTAAAGGTGATGATACACCGATTGCTCCAGGCGAATTTAGAGATGTAGATGTACCTTCTGGCACGATGAAAGACAATATCATGCCGTTGCCGTACAAAGAACCATCACAAACATTGATTCAACTACTTAATCAGATCATTGAAGAAGGTAGACGCTTTGCTGCAGCAGGAGATTTAAAAGTTTCTGACATGAGTGCAAACTCACCTGTTGGAACTACGCTTGCTATTCTAGAAAGAACACTCAAAGTCATGAGTGCTATTCAAGCTCGTATGCATTTTGCAATGAAAAATGAGTTAAAGCTACTCAAATCTATTATTGCTGACTATGCGCCTGAAGATTATTCATACGAACCAGCAACAGGCAATCGTAAAGCACGTAAATCTGACTACTCCATGGTCAATATTATTCCAGTTTCTGACCCAAATGCAGCAACAATGAGTCAAAAAGTGGTTCAATACCAAGCAGTTTTACAACTTTCACAAACAGCACCACAACTTTATAACCTTCCTTACTTACATCGTCAGATGTTAGAAGTGATTGGTATCAAAAATGCAGATAAATTAGTACCATTACCTGAAGATATGAAGCCAGAAGATCCTGTGACAGAGAATATGAACGCTTTAAAGAACAAACCTTTAAAAGCTTTCTCATATCAGGACCATCAAGCACATATTCAAATCCATATGGCTGCAATTAATGATCCAAAAATCAAACAAGTCATTGGTCAGAACCCACAAGCACCTATGATCTTACAAGCGTTACAAGCACATATCACAGAACACGTTGGTATGGAGTATAAACGTCAAATGGAACAACAAATGGGCATTGATATTCCTTATTCTGATGAACCTGATTTTGGTTTAACACAAGAACAAGAACAAATGATCACTCGTATGGCCGTTCCAGCAGCACAAAACATACTTAATCAAAACCAAACTGCAGTGGCAGCTCAACAAGCTCAGCAAGCAGCTCAAGATCCTGTGATCCAAATGCAAATGAAGGAACTTCAACTTAAAGCGCAAGAAATTGACATTAAGATGAAGAAAATGCAGATTGAAGCATCAGCTAAAGCAGACCAAATTGAAATTGAGAAGCAACGTATCGCAGCTCAAAAAGAGATTGCTGGTATGCAAGTGTCTGCCAAGGCAAAAGCTGAACAAGCTAACATTGCCTCTAAGGAAAAATTAGAAGGTTTACGTGTGGGTGCAGAGATGGGCCGTGCTAAAGCTCAAATGCAACACCAAAAACGTTCTGATTCTATAAGAACTGTCGTTGATCTCAAAAAACATCAAGACAATATTAACAAACAACCTTCAAACAAGGAAACTAAATGAATGAATACGAAGTAATCATTAAAGAAATAGATGTTCAAGTAAAAAACTTAGAAGAATATTTAGGAACTGGTGTAGCCAAAGACTATGCTGAGTACCAAAATATATGTGGGAAGATCTCAGGTCTACTTTCTACACGAAGATACATTATTGACCTAAATAAAACTATGGAGAACTCAGATGAGTGAAATACTAATCGGATCAAATCCCGATGATGTAAACCAAGCAACAACTCTTCCCCAAACGGATGAGGACAAAGCAAAGCAGTTACCAGAAGTATCAGGATATCGTATTTTATGTGCGATTCCAGAAGCAGAAAAAGAGTATGACAGCGGATTAATTAAATCCGATCTCACTATGAGAAATGAAGAAGTTTTATCTACAGTATTTTTTGTAGTTAAGATGGGTCCAGATTGCTACAAGGATGAAAAAAGATTTCCAACAGGTCCTTGGTGTAAAGTTGGTGACTTCATATTAGCCCGCCCTAATTCAGGCACACGCTTGAAGATTCATAACAGGGAATTCCGAATAATTAATGATGATAGTGTTGAGGGGATTGTAGAAGATCCTCGTGGCATTAGTCGTATTTAAGGAGAATTAACATGGCTGATGATGATTTCAAATTTCCAGATGAAATGGAAGAAGATGAAAAACAAGCTCCTGTAGAAGCGCAAGCTGAAGAGGATAAAATTGAAATTGAAATAGTGGATGATCGTCCTGAAGAAGATCAAAAGAATGCTCAACCACTACCAGAAGAACTTGTAAAAGAAATTGATGAAGATGACTTAGAGAAGTATAACGCTGAGGCTAAACAACGTCTTTTACAAATGAAAAAGCTTATCAATGATGAGCGAAGAGCAAAAGACCAAGCAGTACGTGAACAAAACGAAGCAATTCGTGTAGCACAATCACTAGTAGAAGAAACTAAAAAACTTAGAGGCCGCTTAACTGAAGGCGAAAAAGTATATGTTTCTAATGCTAAAGAAGGTGCAGAACGTACTTTAGATCTTGCAAGACGTGAGTTTAAAGAGGCCTATGACTCAGGTGATTCCGATAAATTAATGGAAGCACAAGAGAAATTGACTCAAGCTCAGTTCAAAATACAGCAAATTGAGAATTATCGTCCGCAATATGACGAAAGTTCTTTACAAGAATCAGAAAATGCTGTAAAAATACCAGAACAACAGTCACAACCGCAACGTTTGGATTCAAAAACCCAAGCGTGGCTGGACAAAAACAGCTGGTATGGTGTTGATGACGACATGAGTTTCCTCGCTATGGGCATTCATAGACGATTAGAACGTGATGGGATTCCTACGGGATCTGATCAGTACTGGTCATCTATAGATACCGAGATGCGGAAAAGATTTCCAGAAAAATTTTCTGGCAATTCATCAGAGACCAAAGACTCTGTTAAGACCAAACCCTCAACGGTCGTAGCGCCTGCTACACGTTCTACATCCCCAAAAAAGATTAGACTGACGCAGACACAATTAGCTTTGGCTAAAAAGTTCAAACTTTCTCCAGAGCAATATGCGCTGGAATTAACTAAATTGGAGTCCCAAAATGGCTGAAAATAGAATTCCCCGTGAAGTAGATAACCGTCAACAGGATGAGCGCCCTAAACAGTGGCAAGCTCCTGAATTGTTACCAGAACCAGATAAACAAGCTGGCTTTGCGTACAGATGGATTAGAGTTTCAATGCTTAACTCAGCAGACCCACGCAATCTCAGTTCTAAACTTAGAGAAGGCTGGGAACCTGTCAGAGCAGAAGAGCAACCTAAGTTTCAACTGTTAGTTGATCCCGATAGTCGTTATAAAGACAACATTGAGATTGGCGGATTATTACTTTGTAAGACCCCTGTTGAAATGGTCGCACAAAGAACAGAATATTATGAGAAGCAAACGCAATCTCAAACAGACGCTGTTGATAATAATCTTATGCGTCAAAACGATCCTAGAATGCCTCTCTTTAATGAGAGAAAATCTACGACTAGTTTTGGCAAAGGTTAATTTATTAATTTAAGGAGTTTTAAATATGGCTTATCCAACCATTGATAAACCCTATGGCTTTAAACCGATTCAACGTTATGATGGTATTCCATACGCTGGCGCTACTTTACAGTATCCAATCAGCGGATCTTACAATACTGCAATTTATAACGGTGCTTCAGTTAAACTCGTAGCGGGCGGTACAATAGAGTTATCTGGTGCTACAACTACAGGTACAATTATTGGCGTGGTAACTGGTTTTCAATATACCAATTCATCAGGTCAAACAGTTCAAGCTCAATACTATCCAGGTACTAGCGTAACTAACGCTATTGCTTATGTAGTGGTTGATGCTTCAGCTTCATTCAAAGTAGCAGTAACAACATCTGGCACAGCTGGCACAGTAACATATGCTAATGCAACTATCTTAGGTACTAACGTAGCTGAGATCCAAAACGGTACAGGTTCTACAACAACAGGCGATTCACAAGCATCTATTGTTAAACCTGCTAACGGTGCTGGTGATACAACTACACTCCCATGGAGAGTTGTTGGTCTAGTTCCAGATACTGCATACTACGTTTCAACTACTTTAGTTTATCCTGAAGTAATTGTGAAGATTAACAACCCACAGTTGACTGCTCTTACAGGCACAACTTACACAGCTTAACTAGGAGAATAAAACATGGCTATTTCACGTGCACAGCTCCTTAAAGAGCTATTACCAGGACTTAATGCGCTATTCGGTTTAGAATATGCAACTTATGGTCAAGAACACAAAGAAATCTACGAAACAGAGACTTCTGAGCGTTCATTTGAAGAAGAAACAAAACTTTCAGGCTTTTCAGCAGCACCAGTTAAAAACGAAGGCACAGCCATCGCTTATGACAATGCTCAAGAAGCTTGGACAGCACGATACAATCATGAAACTATTTCTCTTGGCTTCAGCTTAACTGAAGAAGCTATTGAAGATAACTTATATGATTCATTATCTGCTCGTTACACAAAGGCTTTAGCAAGAGCTATGGCTTACACAAAACAAGTGAAGGCTGCTGCAGTTATTAATAACGGCTTCAGTTCTTCATACACAGGTGGTGATGGTGTTGCGTTATTCAGCACTGCTCATCCACTTGTTTCAGGCGGTACAAATAGTAACACTCCATCAACAGCAGCTGACTTGAACGAAACTTCATTGGAAAATGCAGTTATTCAAATCGCAGCTTGGACTGATGAACGTGGTCTATTAATTGCAGCTAAACCTAAAAAACTTATCGTTCCACCAGCATTGCAATTCGTTGCAACTCGCTTATTGGAAACTGAGTTACGTGTTGGTACTGCTGACAATGATATCAATGCTATTAAGAACAATGGCTCTATCCCAGAAGGTTATACAATTAACCACTTCTTGACAGACGCTAATGGTTGGTACTTAACAACTGACGTTCCTAATGGTATGAAACACTTTGTTCGTACTCCATTAAGTAATTCAATGGACGGTGACTTTGACACAGGTAACGTACGTTATAAATCACGTGAACGTTATTCATTCGGTTGGTCAGATCCGTTAGGTATGTTCGGTTCACCAGGTGCTTAATTAAGCATTTGATGATGGAAAAGGCTCTCTTCGGAGGGCCTTTTTTATTTGCCAGTAAGCGTGAAAATACTACCGTTTACAGGCAAAAGTATTGTAAAATAAACATATCCAGGAACTACCTGGTTTATTAGACTGTCCTGGCAGACGCATATAAGACTAATAAACTTAACTTTATATGAAGGAAAATTATTATGTCATCAACAACCTTTTCGGGTCCAGTGACCTCTACAGCTGGTTTTATTACTGGCACAGGCGTTAATTCAACAGTTACAGCATCAACATTAGCAGTAACAGCATCTGCATACAATGGTCAAACAATCAACCTAAGCCGTGCAGCTGGTATCACAGTTACTCTTCCAGCAGCTACAGGTTCAAACGCTGTTTACAGATTTGAAGTTGCAACATCTGTTACATCTAACAGTTACAAAATTCAAGTAGCTAACTCAACAGACGTTATGAATGGCTTCTCATCAGTTGCTGGTACTACAGGTACTGTATTCAGTACTCTTCCAGCTTCAGATACAATCACAATGAATGGTTCTACAACAGGTGGTTTAATTGGTTCATACGTTCAAGTAACTGACCTTGCAACTGGTTATTATTTAGTACAAGGATCTTTAGTAGGTTCTGGTACACCAGCTACACCATTTAGCGCAGCTGTTTAATTAATCACTGGGGGCGCTTAGCCCCCTTTATAACCCAAGGAGATTAATTATGGCAATGCAATATGATGTAAAACAAGGTCACATAGATCAAAGTGGATTCCTAATAAAATTCCCGTCTCGTGTTAAAGGTGTATCATATGTAGGTACAGCTACTGCGGGATATGTAATTTTATTTGATACATTAACAACGCCAGTTTCATCTAGCGTTACTTATGGTCGTTCAGGTACAACTGTAACTGTAACTAAAGTAGCTCATGGGTTAAATACTGGTGATGTTATTGGTATTCATTTTGAATCTGGTACGGGTGGTGCAGCTACAGACGGTAATTATACAATTACTAGAACGGGTGCAGATACCTTTACACTTACAGATATCAATACTGGAACAATCACAGCTTCTCCAGTAGCAATATACTCTTCAAAATGGCTATTAACTTATAATGTTTCTGCAGCTGATACATACAACAATGCTCCTATTATTCCAGGCGAAGGCGTCCGTGTACTTAATGGCGTTTATGCTTATATGGTTAACGTAGAAGCTACTCAAATATATTACGGATAGTAGCTATGAGCGCAGAACGTGAAGTTATAGAACACGGTGTAGAAATTAAACATATACAATCAGATGTGGATAGTATTATGGAAGATATGGAACAGCTAAAAGCTCGTCTTGATAGTATTGAAAAAACACTAGAAGAGATTAAAGGCGGCTGGAAAGTATTTATTGCTATTGCTACTGTTATTTCAGGCGTTATAAGCTGGATGGTAACTCACTGGTTAGGTAAGTAATGCCAAGCAAATCTAAAGCACAACATAAACTTATGGAAGCAGTAGCCCATAATGCTAAGTTTGCTAAAAAAGTTGGAATACCTCAGTCGGTAGGTAAGGATTTTGCAGAGGCTGATAAAGGTAAAAGATTTAAATCTGGTGGTTTATATGCAAATGTTCACGCTAAACAAGAGCGCATAGCTCAAGGTAGTGGAGAAAAGATGCGTAAGCCTGGATCTAAAGGAGCACCAACAGCAGATGCATTTAAACAATCTGCTAAGACTGCTAAAATGAAATCAGGTGGCGTATCATTAGCTATTGGACGTGGAGAAAAACTCCCAGTATCTCAAGGTGCTGGTCTAACAGCAAAAGGTCGTGCTAAATATAACAATGCTACAGGATCTAATTTAAAAGCTCCACAGCCTCAAGGTGGTGCTCGTAAAAAATCATTCTGTGCAAGAATGTCTGGAATGCCTGGACCCATGAAAGATGAAAAAGGCAGACCTACTCGTAAAGCAGCTTCTCTTAAACGATGGAAATGTAACTAAGGAACTAATATGAAAAAAAGATCAACTAACCCAAGAATGGCTATGATGATGGGACGTGCTATGCGTAGACCAGCATTAGAAGCTACTCCAGAAGTGGCTCAACCAGCTGTTAATCCAATGGCTGCTATGGCTGGAGGCATGCCAGGAATGAAAAAAGGCGGAGAAACTATGAAATCAGATACAGCTCAAGATAAAGCAATGATCAAAAAAGCAATGAAACAACATGATGCACAAGAGCATCAAGGCGGTAAAGGTACTAAGTTATCACTTAAAAAAGGTGGCATGTCTAAAGGTTGTGGTTATGCAGATGGTAACCGTATGTCTTCTAAAGGTGAGCACTCAGTACAAAAACAATCTAAACGTGGCGCTATAGCCGTTAAAATGGCTTCTGGTGGCAAGGTATCTCAATTAGCGAAAGCTAACGGTATTGCTGTTCGTGGTAAAACTAAAGGAAAGATCTGCTAATTATGGCTAAAGAAGATTATTTAGAAGGTTATGGACAAGGTTTAGAAACAGGCAAACAAGGTCCTATTCGGGGATCTATTAATAAAGCTTTAGATATAGCTCTTGGCAACCCTCATGAAAGCGCTAGAAGAGGCTATGAACAAGGCTACAAAGAAATGAAAGAAGCTAAAAAAGCAGAATCCAATAAAACTAAAATAATTAACAAGCCTAGTAGTGAAGTTCAAAAGTTTGATGAGAACTATAACAAAGGTGGCAAAGTATCATCAGCATCTAAACGTGCAGATGGTTGTGCCATTCGTGGAAAGACAAGAGCATGATACCTTCTCGTGGTATGGGCGATATAGCCCCATCTAAAATGCCT